TAACCGCCTCTTCCAACTCCGGCAAAAGGAGAAGAAGCGCTTTCTTTGTATTTTCGTCAGCAGCGTTATAAGCCGCTATTGCATTTTCTTTCTTTATTTCCATATTATTATCGGTTTATAAGTTTTCTAAATCTGAGATATAACACCATTTTTCTACTTCGTTGTGGTATATATAGTTTTCCCAATCATAACCAGGGGCAAGAGAACGGCTCATCGATATTACATCGTAGTATATAATGTCTTCGCCAGTTCTTTTGTTATATCCCAAGTTGATCTTTACCAATACATCGTCATGTTCCGTAGGCTCTTCGGTTGCATCGTGCCAAATTGATTTCTTTACTTTTCCTTTCATAGCGCATTTAAAAAATCTGAATAATAACACCATCTTTTTATGCTATGATTAGAAACAAAATCGTCCCAACATATTCCGCAAGCATAAAAGTCTCCCGATGGAATTACTATACATTTCAAGACAACCTTATCCTCATTGTCAAGTATGCGAATTTGTAGCGCAGCCACTATATCTTCTTTCCTTTCCGGATTTTCGCTTGCATCGTACCAAATTGATTTCTTTCCTTCTTCCATATCAGTATATCTTTATATTTTAATAAACTCTCACTTTATCATTGTACATATCAGCCATATTTCTTTCTGTGTGGTTTTTGCTGTTCACCATGAATGGCCGATAACTGTTTAATTTTTCCTATTGTGATATGATACAAGTATTCTAGTTCAATGCCATAAAAAGAATAACTCAAGAATGCGTCTCTGTTTAATTTTACGGCAGCATCGAACAACGAAAGTATTTTTCTATGCTGTAAAGCGATAATATTGTGAACGTGTACGACTTCGAACTTATTATTTTTCAATTTCATCCCTTTTAAAGGCTGTAACATTTCTCGCAAATCTGTTATTGCGTAGTAAGCCGCCTTTGCTTCTTCCGCTATCTGCTCGTTGTCTACATTCTCACAGCTCAGCAAATCGTTTATTTTGTCCGAGTGCTGTTTGATTGTTTCTATTAATTTTCTCATGGCCATATAATTCATTATTCATCTTCTTTAATCTTCATTACATCACGACGATATGAATCGACGTACTTAGGGTTGTTCTTTCGCTTCGGGACCACGATCCATGTGTTACGCGAGACGCGTACCATGTGGAGGGACTTTTCTTTGCGGCGCTGCTTTTCGATGACAGCTTCGAGACCGTCGGAATTCTGGGTGAGGTCCGGACGGCGGGGCGTGGTGGGTTGTTTTGTTCTGCTCATGATGGTTTATTGTTTTATTTGAACTTTATGATAATTACTTCTTCATCTATAGGCGCTCCCATCTTGTAGTCTCCTTTGTCGATGCTGATGTCAGTTATTTGGAACTCCATAGATGGCGCGTCTTTTTTATAGCCGAGGCGAAATTGTACATGCGTATAATCCTTAGGTGTCAATCCGACATCGCCGAAGATATACTTTGCAATCATCGGGCTTTGGACGTCGAATAATCGCTTCAACCAATATTCTTTGATTTCACGGTATTCTTCACGCTTGATACCAATATCAATGAGATTGTACCATTTCCCTTTGAGGATTAGCTTCAATACCTTTTTCTTCATATTGACAGTTCGTTATTTTCTAATTGCCAGATAAGCGTATCCGCAAAGCGTACCGCTTCACGGCAGCAGCCTTCGAGGGTGTTGTGTCTGCCGTCGGCGGTGTAGATGACAGGGAGCATGGTCTTTGCTATCTCGTAGCGGCGTTGCTCCCAATCCCTTGGATCCATTTTAGGGATTGGCCGGTCAGAGTGTTTCTTGAAACGTTCAAGGTTCTTTTCATAACTATAATTTGAGTCGATAAGAAACCCATTGAAATCAGCCACAATATGCAGGCCGGTCTCTTCTGCTTTTCTTAGAACTTTCTTAACACCGTCATCTATTACAGTGCAAACAGGCAAGTACATTTTAAATTCTTCCATAATTCATCTTCTGCTTTTTCCGAGTAAGGGTATTACATTATATGTTTTAAAGCGGTCCACAAGTCGGCCGTAGCCGTCGTTGCGCTTGAACCGCTTTTCGAGTTCCTTGTTGTCGAGGTTTGTGGTAAGGTGGGCAAACTTGCCGAACTGTGTCCAGATCTCGTTTCGGGCGTGGAGGAACTCGTCGGTGAGGAGACCGGTGTCCATGCCGAAGAAGGTGCGGTCTTGTATGCCGATGTCGTTGAGGCAGACGTTTTCGGGACGACACTGGAAGCCACGGCTCTCTTCTTCGTAATAGGTGAAGCGGTCGAGATTGTTATGGATGGTGTAGTAATTGACCATCTGAGTGACCGAGAGGTTCCAGAAGAAGCGGGGGTTCTTGGTGAGACGCAGGTACTCGCTGAATATCTGCATGAGGAGTGTCTTGCCCACGCCTACGCCGCCCTGAATGAGGAGATTCTTATGCAGCTTGTAGCCACGTTCGGGGTAGACTTCCTCGGCCAGAGGGCAGCCGTTGAAGTAGTAGAGCAGGAAGCGGAGCACCTGACGGTTATCGTCGTCGACAACGAACTTGCGGCGCTGAGGCGCAAGTACAACGGAGTTGGCGACATGGACGAGGAAAGCGGAGTGCGCCGCATAGACATCAGGAAGGGAAAGGTCATAGCACCCGGACCGGGACTCTGAGCTTTCGGCGCGTGACTTGACGATGCACTGGTGCAGGGTGAGCCACGGTTCTGACTGCTCTTCAGCGCGCTTAAGGATAGCGGCAAACACGAGCCTGTCCCATTCAGGGTCGCCGGAAGGGCGGCAACCCTGACGCAAAAGTTCGTCAGCAAGAGATTGGGGGTATTGGTTTGTGACTGTCATTTCTTTTGTTTTAAAACGGTTAATACTGATTTACACGTCTTGCCCGCCGAAGCCTCCGCAGAACGTGTACGAGGGCGGAGGAAGCTGGTCTTCGGACTTCTCGACATCGGATGGAGGATACTTCTTCCGCATCCAGGAGCAGAAGTGACGCTTGGCGTCGTTGACGCTGCTGTGCGGCTTTCCGTCGGCCTCGCACCGGCAATGGTTAAGGAACGTGTCGAGACGCACGGCAAGCTCGGCGGCACTGATATGGAACTGCATGCAGACAGGCTCGCTCCATGAGAGGTCGGCTTTCATCCGCTCGACCTCCTGCTGCAGGGTAAGTGTGGGAGCATCGTCTTTGGGCTTGGCGGACGAGGCGGTTCTGCCTTCCTTGGCCGGGCGACCGCCGAGCCGTCCGAACTTCTTGCCGTTCTCCGCACGTGTGATGCTTGCGTCAATATTCGGCTTGACCAGAATGAAGATTCCCTGGGCGATATCGGAAAGACCCTTGGGTTCTTTGCCGTCGAGCGCATACTCGACGATGGCGGGATAGATTTCGGCCCGCACTTCTGGAGGCATACGCTTGATAGCCTCGTTGAAACTGCGATAGAATATAAAACTGTCTCGTGCCATACGTGAATCAGACTTCTTTTATGCGGATGCTATGCACATGGAGCATGAGCTTGCGCTTGATGATATACTCTGGGGTGCGGATGCCCTTGGTGTCCTCGACGATGGTCTGGCCGGTGGAGTTATCGACATAGACGAAATCGGCGCGGTAGGAGCAGGACTTCTCAATGAGACCGCCTTGTCCGTACTGGGCGGGGATGAGCCGGAACGATACCTGCTCACGAAGGTCGGAGATAAGCCCGGCGGCCTCCATGATGCGCAGCTCGGCGGCACGGTAGTGCTCTTTCTTGGACGCATGGGTACCGGTGGGCTTGTTGCCGTACTTATTCCGACCTTTGGCGGTATAGGATGAAAACTTAGCCATTGTAGTCTGTAATATTAACTTTGTAGCGGAACAAGTCCATTATCTTAGTTTCGTCAAGCGTGGCAATCTCGTAGTCAACGACCGAGGTTTTCATGTGTTCGACAACCACAGTGTGGGCATTGTTGATGTCGAAAGCCTTTGCAATGAAGTAAACCGCCTGTTTCTTCTCCTTGGCTGACTTTTCGTCAAAGGTTACGAACATCAGCTTAGCCTTGAACCACTTGTCGGCAGAGTCGACACCGTTCTCGACAATCTCTGAGTAGTTGGTGCGCTTGATAGTGACCACATCGAAGTCGCCATGAATGTACGGCTTCATTTCGTTTGTGATGCGTCCCTCCGCCTCGGCAAAAGAGCAGGCGTCAACAAGGTAAAGCTCTGTAACTTTCTTAGTCATTCCATTCTCCATAGTACGCTCGTAGCGTATGCCGCATTCATAGAGCATCATAGTGTAGCCTCCTTTCCTGCTTTAGTGTTGAGCGCACGCAAGAGATCCTTGCCCGGACGGAACCTTACGGTGCGGTGGGCGGGGATGGTGACTGGCTGGCCGGTGTGGAAATCGTGACCGGGACGCTCACCGCAATGGACCGGAGAGATGACGCCGAGACCGCGGATGGTGACGTCTTCGCCGGAGGCGAGAGCGCCGCGTATGATACGGATGATGCCGTCTATGGCCTTAACTGATGTGGATAGATGGAGCTTTTCTGATACGGCAAGCTCGCGAGCCAATTCATTTTTTGTCATGACTGAGTTTGGTTTTTAGTTTGTTACTTAATTGGTTTATCATGTATGCCCGGCACTTGCATTTCTGCATGGGGAGGGCATCGTATAGCCTTGCTGCCTCATCGAGGTAGGAGATGACCTTCTGGAGGTCGGTTTTGCACAGGTTAATCATGTCGCGTCGGGGTTAAGGAAGAGTTCCGAAAGCTGATTGAAGTACATTTCATCCTGCGGGATGTCATCGTCGGTAGCCATTATCTGGTTGGCGATGGACTTCTTGCGGTGGATGATGCTGTAGAGGGTGCGGTCTATGGTGGCGTGCCCCAAGAGGTAGTAGCACGTGACATTGTCTTTCTGACCGATACGGTGGGCACGGTCTTCGCACTGACAGCAGTCGGCATAGGTCCAGGGGAACTCGATGAAAGCCACGTTTGACGAGGCGGTGAGCGTGAGACCCACGCCTGCGGCTTTTATGGAGCAGACTATCAGCTGTGCCTTGCCGGACTGGAACGCATCGACGGCGGCCTGCTTCTGACGCATGGAGTCTCGACCGGTGACGCTGACAGCCTTGGGGAACGCCTTCTTGATCTCGTCCACTATCTCATGAAGGGAGCAGAAGAGAATGAGCGGCTTGCCGTTGGCGAGGAAGGTGCGGGTGAAGTCGATGGCCTGACGTACCTTCCCCTTGGCGGAGAGGGAGCGAAGGGTCATGAACTTGACGAGAGCCTCCATGCGCATCTTGCGGCGTATGTCATAATCGGTACACTCTGTGTACTGGCGCAGATATTCGGCAAGGTCTTCGGCGGCAAGGTCGTACTCGTCACGGTTTGAAATGGTGACGATGAGGTCGGTGCGCGTCTTGTCGGGGAGCTGGGTGAGAACCTTTGCCTTTTCGCGACGGATCATGCAGCGTGCATAGAGTTCGGCGGAGAGGCGGTCGAGATTGCGCGGCGTGTCGTCATCATCACCGCCTCGTCTCTCCTTGGAGATTTTACAACCGGAGTTCCGGAAAGGAGAATGCGGTATTCCTTGCCTTCGGCAATGCCACGCGCGAAGATGGTTTGCTGTGCGGAGGGGTCTTTGACACGGTGGCTCTCGTCTATGATGACAGAGCGGAAGAGTTTGATATCGGGCGTGAAGACCACGTCTTTAAGCCGGAAACCGCTACGCGAGCCGCCCTTGATGTCCCAGACGAAGTATTTACGCAGGGACTCGTAATTGACGACAGCGACCTGCTGCATGCCCATACGGAGAAGGTAGGGCCATGTGGTAAGCACGGAATTGTCGAGCACGAGGGCTTTCTTATCGGTGAACTTCTGGAACTCGCGCTGCCAGTTGATTTTGAGCGAGGACGGACAGATGACAAGGCAGGGGTAAGCATTGGCGCAATCGACGACACCGATGCTTTGCAGGGTCTTGCCAAGCCCAGGCTCATCACCGATGAGGAAGCGGTGCCAGCGCAAGCCGGCAAGTATGCCTTCCTTCTGGTAGTCGTAGGGTTCGACACGGAGATTATGTTTTAAAGCGTTAGCCATAAGCGTTGATTATACTTTATACGTTAAGATTGAACGCCCAGTACTGGAAGGCGAGTTCCTCGTACTTCTCGCGTCCGCGAGAGTAGACATCGTCGCCACGGGTGATGAACTTCTTGAACACGCGGCAGTTCTTCTTGGAGATGGCGTAGATGAAATCGCAGGAAGAACGGGCGATGTCCATGTACCAGGCACGGGAGCGGTCCCAGTCGAAGAAATCGACGGCGTTATCGAACTCCGCCTGAGTGGAGGCGAAGGTGGTTTTCAGATCGCCGCCGAAGCCGGCCAGGGGCAGCCACCAGTCCCACTTGCAGCGTGTATCGAGGTGGAAGCGGAAGCCGCCATTGCTGAACTCCTGCCGCTTGTTGACCATGAAGCGCTGGGTATCGGACTGTGCGAGCACCTTGGCGAGAAACTGGTCACGGCGGGACTCGGCACGCAAGGCACGCTGCAGCTCGCGGGCGTGGAGGAACTCGTCTTCGGAGCAGGGCTGACCATCGACCGTCATGCGCAGGAAATCGACACGCGAGGGTTCGGTGATGATGGCATCGACGATGGAACCGAAGCGGAAAGCGGCTTCACGATCGCCATACTGCGGATGGGGATGCAGGAGGTTCTTAAGCTCGGTAAGGTCAGAATTGCTGACTTCGGTGCGCTGGTAGTAGAGGTCGGGGTTATCTATTTTATTCATTGCGGTTTTCTTTTATGTTTTACGGTTCGGCTTTCCCGCGGCAGAAGTTCTGCCCCAGGCGCAGGGCTTCACCCCGTGAGGACGGAATGATGAGCCATGCGGTGCGGGTGCATGCGAGAAAGTAGCCATGGCGTACGTTATACGCGTAGAAGCGCATGGTTACTTGGCTTTAACCTCTTCTTCGTAAGAGACGGAAGAGGATGTTATGAACTCGGGGTGACTCTTGTCATTGGCGGCCTTCTCACAGTAGGTAATCTGTTTCTTGAAGATTTTGGCGAGTTCATCGACGGGAAGGTACTGTCCCTCCTTGGACCACCAGAACGACACGGCGGCGATTACGCCCTGAGAGTCACGGAAGACGATGCGCTTCTTTACGGATGCCTTGGGCTGATATCCGGCAGCGGAAAGGACAGCCTGCTGGCTGAACAGGCCTCCAAGCTCGGCGGCTTCGGCCTGCATGCGCTTACGGGCGGCTTCCTCTTCTTCCTTGCGACGGCGTTCGGCTTCGACACGGGCGGCTTCGGCCTGCTCGCGTGCGCGGAGTTCGGCGGCAAGGCGTGCCTTTTCTTCTTCGCCGGCTTTAGCCATGTGCTCTAATTCGAGCTTGCGTGACGGCAGTATATCAATGATGCTATCGCGATAGTCGGCAACCTCGAAACAATACTGCTCTGCAAACCGTGGTGCGAACTCTGCGAGAATAGAAGAACGGACCTGATTTAGATGGTCGGTCATATCGGCAAGCTCGGATGGAATGCGCACTCCGGAACGCAGACCATCAATCCACTGCTGTGGCAATGCGGTGGGATACTGGCGTATGGCTTGACACTGGGTATCGAAATTATCGAGGGTAAGACCGGTATTAAGAGCTGCAATAGCGTTAATGGTTTCGGTTATATATTGATTGAACTGGCTCATGTAGTCGTCTTCCACATCTTGCTTGTAGCGGCTGAGAGCCTGTTCGCGCTGCTGACGGGCAATCTCTTCACGGCGACGACGTTCTTCTTCTTCACGCTTACGTGCTGCATAGGCATTGCGCTCCTGCTGGATTTGGTAAGGGATAGAGCCGGTCTTGGCAGGATCGACAGAATTTTCCATGCCCGTGAACTCCGAACGTATCTGGTCGAATATCTTGGTGATGGCAGAACGGTTGGTGTTCATCTTCTTCACCGTGTTACGAGCCTTGTTGATGTAGTTGGCGCACTGCTGGTCGAGTTCGTCGGTCATGCCGTTGGCCTTGATTTGTGCAAGGAGTTTCTGGCCATACTCGGTACAACGCTCGGACGAGGTTGTGTTATCCTTGTAAATCTGTGGCGCTGACTGCGCTATAAGCTGTACGTTCTCGGTACGTACGATGGTGAGGTCTGTAATCTGTTCGCTCATTATATTATAGGTATTAAAGGGTTATCAGAATGCGTCGTCGTCATTATTGGCGGCGGGGTTTACGGTGACTCCGGCGGAGGTGTCGGTGCGCGGAGCGAAGTCCTGCTGACCGGTGATGACCTCGCCGGTAGAGGTGTTTACCGTATCGCCATCTGGGGTAACGCCGTAGATGTCGTCAGTAATCAGGGGTTCTTCGGTTTGCTGTGATTCGAGCTGCGTGCCACGGCCCACGCGCGCCTTGGGATAGGACTTGAAGGCGTGCTTGATGCACTTGGCGATGAGGAAGCCTGGGTCTATCTGACCGCCTGCGGCGGTGTAGAGGGCGTTGGCCCTGCCGTCTTCCCACTGGTGCGTCTGGTTGTTGTACTTGGAGTTCTGGCGAGCGGAGTACGAAGAGAGGCGCATCCAGTCTTCGGGGAGCATGACGGAGTAGTCTATGGAGCCGTCGGCACGGGTGATTTTCATGAAGCATGCTACGATGGCTCCGGAGGTGTGAGGAAGGCGGCAGGTGTAGTTTACGAACTTCTGCCCGTTGCACTCGCCGAACTCGAAGCTGTCTTCCTGATAGACGATGACGGGATTGTCGGCGTGGCGTATCTGGCCGCAGCGTGCACGGAGCACCAGCTCGCCATAACCGGAGACGGTGAGGACACACTGGGTTTCGTAACGGTTCTTTTTCTGTCCGGCTTCGTAAACGGTTTCGACGGCGACTGAGCGTGCGAGCAGGTATGCCTGGGCACGTGTGCCGGGGTCGAGCGAGAGGCCTGAGATGGCTACGTCGAGGAAGGCGGTGAAGAGGGAGAACTTGGAACACTTCTTACGCACGTCTTCTTTTTCGGAGAGCAGGCGGTTGAAGTTACGAGACTCGCGCTCGTAGGCTGATTCGCCTGAAGTGCCGGTGGAGGGTGTCCACATGGCTTCGTAGATTTGGATGAACTTGTCGCGCACGTTGTCATTGCGGACGATTTCTGTAGGCTGCATGTTGTTGATCTGTTCAACTGTAAGCGCTATTTTACTCATGACGGTAATGGTTTATGTTGGTTTATAAAAAAAGTTGTTATTCCTTGGCTTTTTCGCGGCTGTACTCCTCGAAGGTGCGGACCCTGTGGAATATGGCACGCATGTTTACCCATCGCTGCAGAGACCTGTAGAAGGGCGCTGCATGCGGTTTGTCGTACACCATGACGTAAGGCTCGAAGCCCATATCGCGCAGGGTGTAGATGCGTTCGAGGTCTTGGCGGGGCGTGGTGTCATAGTTGGTAAGAACGTAGACTTGCGCCCAATGGCCTTTGTCGAGCTTGCGGCGGAAGTGCTCGGCGAAGCAACGGAGACCTTTAAGAACCTTGTCCTTCTGGCGGTAATCGTCCCACGCGAAGTGGATGGTGCTGAGGCGTATCTTGTTCAGCATCTCGACCTTGTCGGGGGTAATCAGCCTTGCGTCCATGCCCTGGTTGATATCGACCTTGGCATGGCTGTCGGCCAACTGCTGCAGGAGGTCTCGCCAGTCGGGGCAGGCAAGAATGTTGGGGTCGCACAGCACGATGTTCTTCTGTCCGCTCCACCAATCTGAGAGATTGGCCACCTTATAGGAGCGCCTTCCTTCCTTGGCTTCGACGTGGCAGAAACGGCAGCCACGGGGACAACCGCGGGTAAGGAACCCGATGGCGGTGTCCTTGACGGACGGGTAGAGCGAGTAGTCGGGCATGATGCGCTCAATCTCGGGCGGCAGGCTCTCATGATACTCGAACCTTTGGCCGTACTCGGTGACTTCGAACCTGCGACCGGAACCGGAGACTTGCAGCAGGCGCCCGGTGAAGGGATTGTGCCGCGGATGGCGGTAGACCTCTTTGCCGCCGGCCAAATCGATGCAGAAGCCGGAACCGCCGAAGTGGACTTCGGTGGCGAATATAGCCTGACGGTCTACGGGGGTAGCGGAGAACACCTTGGAGATATAGACCCTGTCGAACTTCTCGAAACCGCAGTACATGGAAACATCGTCGCCACGCAGCTTGTGGTAGGCCGAGAGTTTCATGAGCACGAGATTAGGGAATATGTCGGCTTTGGTGTTTCCGTATCTTCGGCCGTTAGTGCGCCTGGCCCAGAAGAGGTCGGCGTCTATAAGACCTATACGCATACCGCTTCGATTATGACGTTTTCATCGACGTACTTGTCGCCGTGCGAGGCTTCCTCGCAAAGGAGCTGCACCTCGAAGGCGTAGTCGGGGTCGCCGAAACGGTCTTCAATCTCGACGTTTACATCGCCGACGCTGTTGCAAACGACAGTTTCGTTATCGTGTTTCTTATCGGTTAGGATATATTTGATTCGTTTCATGACAATGCTGTTTTTACGGTTATTGTATGCCGTCAGGGGGCTTCGGCGGTGACGGCCGGAAGGCGGGTGTGGGTCATCCACTCTTCGAGGTCGGCACGGCGGAAGTAGGTGAGTTTGCCTCCCTGACACTTGTAGTAGGGTATCCGACGGAGACGCACAAGCTCATAGAGGTAGCTGCGCTTTACGCCGAGGAACTGGCACGCTTCAGCGGTGGTGTAGATTTCCTTTGAGGCGAGGACGGTAGCGGAGCGAATCTCGGTGAGCCGCTGGTCGATGTCGTCGAGCCGCCGGATGATGTCGTCGTCGGTCATGGGCGGTTAGAGGCTCCCGTTGAAACGGGTAAGCTCCGGAATCTCGCCACGGTCCGCCCAACGCATGAAGAGGTGGTAGTGAATGACGATGCATGCGAGGCAAAGGAGCTTGCTGCCGACGAGCACGGCGATGAAGGCGGTGAGACTGAGGTCGTCGCCCGGAACGGCCATGAGGCTGACGATGCATGTAACGCAAAGGAGGGCGAGCACCCAGTAGCGGTAGTTGGTTATAAGTTTTTTCATGACGTTTATTTTTTGATGGTTGCACATGGTGGTGTCTTGGCATGCTCGACGTAACAGCGGAGCTTGCTGCAGTAGAGTCCGTTGACGGCATGGTAGGTGTGGCGGCACGAGGCGCAGAAGGCGTTCGTCATAGCTGTTCCTCCGCATTTATGACCTGCCTGACGGGGGAGAGCATGAGGGTGGCCACTGAATCCCCGTTGACGTTGGAGGCCTCATAAAAGGTGAACGAAATCATATCGAGCACTGTGGAGGCGACGGTAATCTCCGAGCCTTTGTAGTTCCGGTTGAGGCCGGCGACGTAGTTCTGAAGGTGCTGGAGCATAACGTCGGCGGTGAAGCCGCTCGCTTCGTCGAACTCGACGATGGTATAGTTGTACTTGCGGAGGCGTTCGGCGAGGGCCGCCGTCTTCTTGTTGTGAACGCGGCAGAACGTGCCGCCGATGTGGTATTTTGATGTTGACATAATGCGTGGTTGATTTATGGGTTAGTCATTGGTTGTAACGATGTGAGGCGATGTAATCGGCAAACCTTTCGATGGCGATTCCGATGAACATGCCGAGAGCTATCCAGAGTATTTCCATATTGTTTCGGTTTTTTGAGTTATGATACACGTGTTGCGGTAATGGTTCGTTCTTCACGGTTAACGGATGTGGTGAACTTCTTGCCCCACTGCAGTCCGAAGGAGACGCAGATGGTCTTCAAGTAGCTTGAACGGCTGACCGGAACGGTCAATTCTTCTCCCACGGAAAGCGTTCTTAGCTGCCCGAGAAGGTTGGTTTTTTTGTTACTTTCTTTCATTCTTTCGATATTTATTTATAACTTTATTGGGCAAAGGTAGTGTTTGGTGAACATATAAACAAGTTTATTGAACAATATTTTTCAATAAAAATAAAGTTTATTAGACGTTAATTTTATAAGTGTATGGATTTCAACTTGTTAAACTCACTCGTAAGTAAAAGTAAAATGGGCAAGGCTCAGATAGCTGAATTGGCAAATATTTCGAGAACAACCCTCGATAATGCGCTTAATGGCGCTGATATTAAGATTTCTACCATAGAAAGTCTGGCTAATGTTCTGGGCGTTAGTCCCAGCGTGTTCTTCGGTGCGGACAATAAAGTTGAAACTGAGAACTTGAACATATACGAAAAAGAAATTAAGCGCCTTCAAACTTTATTGGACAACCAAAGAAAGTCCACTAAAGTGGTGGTAGAACTTGATGTGACTCCTGACGAGTTTATTAAAATGGGATTGAAGGATAAAGTAATTCAAGTGTTGAGCAAATGAACGGTAAGTTTTATTGGAGAATAGTGTATTATTTGGTATCTGCGATAAATGCAATATCGTGCATTGTTCTACTCTGTGTAATTTGTTCTCGTGTCGAAAATTTAGGCTTTGACTACATGGGAGTTATTGTGGCAATACTTGCGCTGTTGGTAACATTACTGATAGGTTGGAATATATGGTCTATGATTGACATAAAGAGCATAAGAAAAGAGTTTGATACTATACGTTATGAATTTCAGCGTCAAATCAATTATCTGCAAAACAAGACCGATTACAATACAGCGTTTATGCATGGCAGGACTTCACAGATGATGGCATGCTCATTAACAGAACTTGGTAAAGAAGAGCGAAAAATGGACATGTTATGCTCTGCTATTATAAGTATTAAGATGTTTGCAAATTTATCTTGTGAGGAAGAATATAATAGCATACTTGGAACGGCTATCGAAACAATGAAGGCTACAAATGAAATTCTCTTATCAGAAGATAATATAGACAAACTCTTGCTTATGATAGGGGAAATTAAACAGCGCGATAGCATTCCTTTATTGAATGATTTAGTTTTAGCTATTCGAAATTGCAAGAAAAGACAATAGCAAGATTGTATGAATTTGGATTTTAGCGAGAAATGAAATGTCTCTTTCGTCTTATAGGCACGTTTATACATACTGCAATAATCAGTCTGATAATCGCAGTACTGTTTGGTGTTATGCGTTATATCGGATATTTGCTGTCTTGGGTGGAGAAGCCAACCATTGAGAACATTCTCGGAATGGCCGCTATTCTATGGGGAATAATGATACTACGCGGAATAGCCTCTGTCTTTGTTTTGGTTTACCACTGCTATAAAGACCCGTGTTTTAAGAAGGCAGTATTCCAAACCGGAATTAGCTGGAAGGACTATAAACGATTAAAGGGGAATTAATGATATGGACGGAAATAAAGAATTTACAAAGTTAAGCATGCTGATGAATGCCATCAATGAAGTGAACGATGACGAAATCATTGATGAGGCTACAGATTTCTATGCAGACCTGAAAGAAGCAGCCTGGAACATTCTGCATGAGAATCCTGATACGGACATGGAGAGCTGGAAGATGATGCTCATCGGGCAGTACCCGACCGAGGTGGTGGACGCGCTGGGCACCAATCCGCCGGAAGTATTCGCAGATCTTTCGGACTGGTGGGAAAGCATGGAGTATGACGACGGAATAACGGGAATATGCTGCACGTTCGGAGAATGGGCTGAGTATTTCGCAACGGAACGCTCGGTGGAGCTGTACGACATGCTTGTTGAGGCGAAACGTGAAAAAGGCGTTTAAAGGATTTGTTTTCGTTCTGATGATAGAATCCTCATCCGAACGGTGAAAGTTTCTGCAAACGCAAGGAAAGTGCCTTAAATCGGGCATCCGCACGCATTGTGCAGGAGCGAACGGAGTGACACGAAAAAGCGGAAAAATACGGAGTGTGGCGCACGGTTGTCCCACACCCATAGATAACCATTGTTAATTAACGGGCGGCAGTATAATGTACGACAACTTCGGTGGCTAAACAACAAACCACAACAAACCTATATCATACATTAACAAAGTCGCTGATTGC